TGTGTTCTAAGAACTTAGGAACAAATTCTATATTTAATATTGAAACGGATGACCGTCCAGAAGATTACTTCGATACAATTTTGTATCAGGCAGCAACAGCAGACGGAACACATACACATGGTAATATATCATTCCAAGCAGACCTTGCATGGATTAAGTGTAGAGATGCTGGAGAAAGATATTTTATCATCGACAGTGTTAGAGGCAACCAAGCTATCACCAATAAATTCTTGACAGTAAACATGGATGCTGAAGGTGCAAATGGAGTCTCTGGTACAACATTCACTCAAACGGCAACAGGATATCAATTCGTTGAAAGTAGTATTGGTTCTGGTGAATTGTATTACAATAATAGAACTTATGTGGGATGGAACTGGAAAGCCGGAGGCGCACCAACAGCAGATAATAGTGCTGGACAGGGTGCAGTACCAACTGCTGGTTCTAGTAAGGTAGATGGTTCAAATAGAACTGCTGCATATACAGGAATTACTTCCCCAAAAAGACAAACCGTAAATACCAAAGCAGGATTTAGTATAACACGATATACTGGTAATGCAACAGGTGCCGGTGCGGCAAACTCTGTTGACCACGGATTTTCAGTTCAACCAGAAATGATATGGTTTAAGGGAATAACTGGTAGTAAAAATTGGGCAGTATATAATAAATATCTTAGTGATGATAATAGTTACTTTCTATATCTAAATGGTAATGATGATGAGATTACAACATCTTCTGATATGTGGAATGGATTAAGTCCTACAAATTCAGTTGTTCATATGGGTTACGAATTTACTGTTAATGAAAATAACGTAGACTACATGATGTATGCTTGGCACTCTGTTGAGGGATATTCAAAAATAGGCAAATATAACGGCACAGGAACAACAGGTGACGCTCCTTTTGTACATTGTGGGTTCAAACCTGCCTTTGTCATGCTTAAGAGAATTGGTACTTCTGGAGATGGAAGTTGGTTTATGCTTGACAACAAAAGAAGTCCAAGTAATCAGGTTAGAATCTCTCTTTCTCAGGGTACACCAAATGATGTGACTGATACTAATTTCATGGATTTTTGTGCTAATGGATTTAAGATAAGAACCTCTGGCGGTGCAGTTAATACAAACATTAACGATTATGCATTTATGGCATTTGCTGAAAACCCATTTAAGTATTCGACAGCAAGATAAATCCTAAACATCTAACATCCAATCCTTATAAATAGAACAAAGGAGACTGTGTTCGATGGCAACTATTTCTAATTTATTTATTGACCAAGGTACTGACTTTACTACTACAGTAACAGTCAATGATGCCAATGGTACTGCACTTGATTTGACAAATTATACTGCACTTGCTATGATACGAAAAACGTATCAGTCTGCAACTGCAACTACATTTACTAATGCTTTTGTATCTCCACGGACTACAGGTCAAATCACAATTTCACTAACAGACACGCAAACCACTGCTCTTGAAGATGGACGATATGTTTATGACTTAGTTATAACAGATGGTTCTGGAAACAAAACAAGAGTGGTTGAAGGTATTGCTACTGTAAACCCAAGCGTATCAAGGTAAATAACTATGTCAATTACAGCAAAAGTAGAAACTCCTAGAAGTGTAGTCGGTTCTGTATCACAAGGAAACCAACCACAAGTAACTCGTGTTACTGTGCCTGGGCCAAAAGGTGACACTGGACTTGCTGGTTCAGCACAGAACCAGTTATCATTAGCATCTGATGTTGATACTGCATCTTTTGGATTAATAGATGGTTCTCTATTACAATATAGAACATCAACAGGTAAGTGGACTGCAAGGAACGAACTTGATACAACCTCAGGCAATCTTGTCTTGAGTGGTGGAAGTTTTTAACAAATAGGAAGAAACGAAAATGGCATTAACATTACAGATTAAACGCTCCACAGGGAGTACCGCTCCATCATCTCTCGCTGATGGTGAACTCGCCTATACCCACGGTAATGACCAATTATATATTGGTGATGGTTCTACGGTAGAGGTTATTGGAGGTAAATCCTTCAACGATAAAATTGACCACACTGCTGGTACACTAACTGCTAGTTCTGCTGTCATTGTTGATAGTAACAGCGCTATCGATACAATGTTGGTAGGTAATCATGCAACAACTGGTGGACAACTTAAATTCAATGAAGGTACAAATAACGGTACACACTTTGTTGGACTAAAAGCACCTAACGCACTTTCTGGTAATCAGACATATACCTTACCTCTCGCAGACGGTAATGCAAATGAATTTCTAAAGACTGATGGTTCTGGTGCATTGTCATTCGGTGCAATCACATCCACATTCACACTTGCTGCAGACGCTGGTTCAAATGACACATTTAGTACTGGTGGAACACTAACACTCTCTGGTGCAAACGGTGTTGCAACAACTGTATCTGACGATGAAGTAAGTATCGCTGGTACGGACGCAACTGCAAGTTCTAAGGGTGTCGCATCATTTTCAAACTCAGACTTTGCAGTTTCATCTGGTGCAGTAACAGTTAAGTCTGGTGGTATTACATCAACTCAACTTGCTGGTTCAATTGCAAATGCAAAACTTGCTAACGATGGAATTACAATCGGTAGTACTGACACATCACTTGGTGACACAATCACTGCATTGGCAGGAATGACACAAATCGCAGTTGACAACCTTACACTTAATGCAAACACAATTTCAACAACTAACTCAAACGGCGACATGGTACTTGCTCCAAATGGTTCTGGTTCTGTTACTGTTCCTTCTGGATATACTGCAAGAGCAGGATTTGGTTCAGACTCACTTGTAAACAAATCATATGTTGACAGTGTTGCAAACGGACTTGATGTTAAGGCATCTGTAAGAGTTGCTACTACTGCAAACCTTGCCGGAACATATGACAACGGTGCTGGAACAATCACTGCTGGTTCTAACGGTGCAATCTCAGTAGACGGTGTTACTCTTGTAGTAAATGATAGAGTTCTTGTAAAAGACCAATCAACTGCTGCACAAAACGGTTTCTATAAAGTAACGACTGTTGGTTCTGGTTCTGCTGCATTTGTTCTAACAAGAACACCAGATGCAGACGCTGCTTCTGAATTGACTGCTGGTGCATTTACATTTACTGAAGAAGGTACTGCAAACGCAGACAACGGTTATGTTCTAAGTACAAACGGTGCGATTACACTTGGTACTACAGGAATTACATTTGAACAATTCTCTGGTGCTGGTCAGATTTCTGCTGGTAACGGTTTAACAAAAACTGGTAATACAATTGATGTTGTGGGAACAGCAGATAAGATTACAGTTTCATCAAATGCAATCACTATTGCAAGTAGTTATGTTGGACAAAATACAATTACCACATTGGGTACAATCGCAACTGGTGTTTGGAATGGTACAGACATTGGTGTCGCACACGGTGGTACTGGATTGAGTGCAGTTGCAAAAGGTTCTGTACTAGTTGCCAACTCTGCCAATACTTTGTCTGCACTTGATGGTGGTGGTTCTAATGATGGATATTTGTTCTATACGTCATCTTCTGATACCCTTTCATTTGCTACGAGTGTTGACGGCGGCACATTCTAAATAGTCATATAGGGGTTTTGCCTAATGGCTTTGGACATAAAACTTAAAAGGTCGCACACTCATTCCAGTATTCCTACTACTTCGGATTTGGCAGAGGGTGAATTTGCAGTCAATACATATGACCGTAAATTGTATATGCGTGATGGTAGTAACAATATTGTTACTGTTAATAACGAGTATGCAACCGACTTTGAAGCGTCTACAAAAACATTATATGTAACTGTTGCATCTTCTACTTCTGCACACGTTCATCACGGAAGTGGTTCTAGTAGTAAGTATAAGATAAACGGAGTTTTCTCTCCATATCTAAATCTTATTCCTGGCAACACTTATAAGTTTGACCAATCAGATAGTAGTAACGCTAATCATCCATTTAGATTTTACTTGGATGAGAATAAAAGTACTGCCTTTACAACTGGTGTAACAACTTCTGGAACTGCTGGTTCTTCTGGTGCATACACACAGATTGTAGTTGCACACGCAACTCCATCAGTTCTTCATTATCAATGTTCTGCACACTCACTTATGGGTTGGGCAGGATTTGTTGGTACAAGTAATCTCACTGCATTTGACACTGGTGATTTGACAGAAGGTTCTAACCTTTACTACACCAATGCACGAGCAGACGCACGAGTAGATGCTGGGTTTACTGCAAAAGATACTGATAATCTTTCAGAAGGTTCAACAAATCTTTATTACACTGATGCAAGAGCACAAGCAGTTTCTATCAACAATGTTGTAGAAGATACTTCGCCTCAACTTGGTGGCGCACTCGACTTAAACTCACAAAACATTACTGGTACTGGTAACATTTCTACTACTGGTGATATAACCATAACAGATACCGATGCTGGTTCTGCCGCTGGGCCTGAACTTGTTCTCTATAGAAATAGTTCTTCTCCTGCCGATGCAGATTATCTTGGACAACTACAGTTCAAAGGTAGACACGATGGTGGTGGTGATGAGATATATGCAAAGGTTACTGGTAAGATTACTGATGCATCACAGGGAACTGAAGATGGACTTATCGAAACTGCTGTCAAAGGAAATGGTTCTTTTACGATTGTCAGTAGACAGAAATCAAACGAACTACAACTTCTAAACAGTGTAGGACTTAGTGTTGCTGGTAATACAACATTATCTGGTACACTAAACGGACATACAATTCCAGGCGGTACTGGTACTATCGCATTGACAAGTGATATTTCTTCTGGTATTGCAAGTGTTGCTGCTGATACTTCCCCTCAACTTGGAGGCGACTTGGATGTAGTTACCCACGGAATTGTTTCGACATCAAATAGAAATATTACAATCACACCAAACGGTTCTGGTAAAGTTATCATTGACGGTCTGTCACATCCTGTCGCAGACGGTAACTCTGGACAAGTTTTGAAAACAGATGGTTCAGGTAATCTTGCATTTGCTTCAGTTGGTTCACTTGCTGGTTCTGGTATTCAGAATGTATCAGATGATAGTTCTCCACAACTTGGAGGCAACTTAGATGTTGTGACACATAGTATTATATCAACATCCAATAGAGATATCAACCTTACACCAAATGGTTCAGGTAAAGTTGTTGTGAGTTCAACAGGAATAGAATTTAGTGACGGTTCTGTGCAGACTGCTGCCGGTTCCACTCAGGGTTTTGCGATTGCAATGGGTATTGCTCTTGGGTAGTGTTATAAATAGTACAAAAGGATAAACGATATGGCAACACCAAACACAAGGGCTACATTCAAAGAATACTGTCTCAGGGCATTAGGTAAACCTGTGATTGAAATCAATGTTGACCCAGACCAAGTAGAAGACAGAATTGACGAAGCACTTCAGTACTTCGCACAATACCACTATGATGGAATTGAGAGAGTATATCTAAAACACCAAATGTCTCAAGCAGACATTGACAGGTCAAGAACAGACACAACCCTACCAACTGCAACAGACGTTGATGGTTCAACAACAGCAGTATGGAAAGAACAGAAGAACTATATTCCTGTTCCTTCTAGTGTTATGTCTGTGGTTAAAGTATTCCCAATGACAGATAAGTCAACATTAAATATGTTTGATGTTAGATATCAGTTAAGACTAAATGACTTATATGATTTCAGTTCAACTTCTGTTATGCACTATGAAATGACTATGCAACATCTAGATTTTCTAGACCATATTCTTATTGGTGAGACTGCAATACGTCATAACCAACACCAGAATAGATTGTATATGGATGCTGATTTCCAATCAGATTTTATAGATGGTGATTATATCATTATTGAATGTTATCGTAAACTAGACCCAGCAACATTTGTTGATGTATGGGATGATATATTCTTAAAGAAATACGCAACACAACTCATCAAACAACAGTGGGGTGCAAACCTTTCTAAGTTTCAAGGAATTCAAATGTTGGGTGGAGTTGCACTAAACGGTGAACAAATTTACACGCAGGCACAAGAGGAGTTGAATAAATTAGAAGAACAAATTCAACTTGCATACGAGTTGCCTCCGATGCATATGATAGGTTAAACTATGCCAACTAATGTATATTTTGATACAGGTACTAAACCAGAACAGGCGCTCTATGAAGATTTGATGATAGAGCAGTTGCGTATCTATGGGCAAGATGTTTATTATCTTCCTCGTAATACTGCTGGTTTGGATAACATCTTTGGTGAAGACAACAGTTCTTCATTCGATGATGCTTACATGATTGAAATGTACGTTGATAATGTAGACGGATATGAGGGTGAAAAAGAACTCATGTCTAAGTTTGGTTTAGATATACAGGACGATGCAACATTTACAGTTGCAAGAAGAAGATGGGAACAGTTTATATCAGTGGATAATAATCTGTTAGTTTCCTCTCGCCCGAATGAGGGTGATTTGATTTTTTGGCCAAAGGGTAATAAATTATTTGAGATTACTTTTGTTGACCATGATGACCCATTCTATGCAGTACAAAATTTACCAACTTACAAACTAAAATGTAAGACATTTGAATACGCCTCAGAAGTTATCGACACAGGTATTGCAGAACTTGATGCGATTGAGGACAACAACTCTTTGGATATGTTATCACATCAACTATCTTTGGAAACTGCAACTGGAACTGGTGCTATTGTACTGGAGAATTCTGTGGACTCAGCAGCGTCTTCCTATATAGTACTAGAAACTTATAATGTCGCAACGATTGATGAGAATTCACAGAATGATGATTTTGAACTTGCAGACGATAATATATTAGACTTTACCGAAAAGAATCCATTCGGTGATGCTGGGATGAAATAATTATGATTGGACAATATTTTTATAACGAATCTACGAGAAACGTAGTAGTTGCATTTGGTACACTTTTCAACCAAATTCAATTAACAAAGAAAGATGCAAGTGGTAATGTCGTACAGACAATGAAAGTTCCTCTTGCGTATGGGCCGAAACAGAAGTGGTTATCAAGACTAACTGAAGACCCAAATCTTTCAAAGAAGGTTGCAGTAACGCTACCTCGTATTGGTTTTGAGATTTCTGGTTTATCTTATGATGCAACTAGAAAACAGAATAAGATTATTAAAGCAAAGAAAGTATTGGATGGTACAGATAGTAGTCAGTTGAAATCTGGTTTTATGCCTGTTCCTTACAATGTTGACTTTGAGTTGTATGTTCTTGCAAAGAACTCTGATGATGCTCTACAAATTGTAGAACAAATTCTACCTATCTTTCAACCAGAATATACAGTAACAATGAAAGAGATACCAGAGTTGGATATCATTCGTGATGTTCCAATCGTACTGAACAGTATTGGGTATGAAGATGATTATGAGGGTGACTTCACAAGTAGAAGAAGTATTGTTTACACACTTTCTTTTACTGCAAAGTATTATCTATACGGCCCAATAACATCTACCAATGTTATTCGTACTGTACAAGTTGACCAATATGCAGATACCGCTGTTAATGCGCCTGCAAGGGAACAGAGATATACCGTTGCACCTACACCAGCAAATGCTGCCGCAACAGAGTTTGACCCTGATGATGATAATTTCGGTTTCAATGAGACTACAAGTTTCTTTGAAGATGCGAAAACTTATGACCCTGAGACTGGTACAGACGTATAAATAGTATAAAGAATTTAGGAAAAACGATATGGCAAGTACATTAAAAGTAGATACAATCGCTCACACTGGTGGCACTACTGCATTGACTGTTGATAGTAGCGGCAGAATTTTACAACCAAATAAACCAATGGCAAGTGTAACAAGGGCTGGCGATATGGCTGCACACACAGGCACTGCTTATCCAACACTTATTTTTAACCAAGTAGATTTAGATGTCGGCGGTCATTACAATAGCAGCACTGGTGTTTTTACTTGCCCTATTGCTGGTATTTATCAAGTAACTTGTTTTGGTATGGATACTAACTCAGGAGCTGCTGGTGCATTTTATTTGAGACTAGAAAAGAATGGCGTACAATACGGTGCTCTTTCTGGAAATTATGCCAATGCCGGTTCTCATCAAGGTAGTTGTGGTACATGGATAACTAGTTGTACAGCAGGAAACACTCTAGAGATTGGTTACTACGCAACTAGTGGCGTACAAGGTAGTTACACTGGCGCAACCTTTATGCTAATAGGATAGGATAAAAGAAAATGGCAATTAGAAAAATCGGAACAAGAGCAATCGGAGTTGACGTTATTCTCGCAGAGGATATTGCTGCAAACGCAATCACAACTTCTGAAATCCAAGACGGTGCAGTAACCGCTGCAAAAATC